GGGGACCCACCGTGGTACCTCCGCTAGTGAGTAGGGCTACCAGGGCTAAGCGGGAGGACAAGCACTGGGTTCTGTAACCCACCTATCTTGGGAGTATGCGGGGTACCCTTGGACACCCGAGGATATAAAGGGCTGATCGGAAAGCGACGAAAGGCTCTCGGGGAGTTAACGTGGGCAAGCAACAAAACATATCTATCCTGCTACCGGAGGTTCCATCGTGGACCGAATGGCCGGCCGACCACCCGTGGAAACACGAATCGTCGGGAAAGAATTCACCGTCTCAGCGAAAGCGGCTGTGGCTGGGCGTGGTGCCCCGGCTACAGTTTTTCCCTTCACCACGCGAAAGGAACAAGAAGACCGCAGAAGCTATCTGCGCAAAGAAAAGCGCCCGTCGGGGGACTCCACCTCGGCGGATGAGTGCACGACAGTTGCACGCGGCGCGTCACCCTACGCGCTCTCATCGCCAGGAGTGGTTCGATGAGATAGGGGAGTGGGCCGCCGATGCCTTGCGGCCCCCGCCTCTCGTTGTTGCTCGAGAGGACGTCACTGGCTCACACACCGTTTGGGTCCCTCCACCACCGCCTGGATCACGGCGGGGGTGGGTGCGTGATCTGACGAGGGAGGGTGTCGAGCCGAACCCAGGACCGGGCGTGTTCGTCGAGTGTGCGCAGGTGTCCACCTGCCGCAGCAAGACTCACTACACTTGGTCCCGGGGGGGGAAAGTGGGTGCTGGTGGCCAGAGGAATGCGGCCACCGCTGCGAAGAACCCCGAAGCCGTGCAGAATCAGGCGGCCGGGGCCAAGCGCAAATCAGAGGCGGCAAGCTTCGTGCTCTGCCGAGATGGAGACGGGAACCCATCACCTCTCCCGTGTCTGGACTGCGGGGGCAGACACGCACATCGTGACCGTGGAGGCCGGGCAGAACGGCTGCCAAAACACGTCACCGTGCGGGATGCCTTGCTTATCCTGAATCGCGGGGAGGAAGAGTGTCTCACCGACCGGGAATACGACGCCGTGATCCCGGACGGCCACTGTTGGCGCTACGCGCTGACGGGCGTGTGTAGGTTTGCAGATGACTGCCGCTTCGGGGTGCATGAGCTGCTCCCTGCGGGCGAAGTCGCCGCAATCTTCGACCGCCTCGAGGCCAGCAGTGTCCCTCGGCACGCGCTTCTGCGCAACCGTCTCCGGCAGGCGCAGTCAGCCGCCGCCTCCGCCCCGCACCCTCGTCCCGCCGCCACCTCGGTGGCGGGTTCTTGTTCGTCTAAGGACACGCCAGCTCCAGCTGTGACACCCTCCAGTGAGGTGGTCCCCAGGACGAACAACGCGCTTGCTGCAGCGCCAGGCCCAAGCAGCGCCGGTGTCGCACGCCCGGCGACTGGCGACCGACCCCCACGGATCGTCAGCAAACAACTCGTGCACCTGCAGGCGCGGATCCGCCGCCCTGCCCCCCTACAGGTGAGTGGCCCGACTGCGCCGAGCCCGGCGTCACCCTTAGGGAATCGCGCACCCCTGACAGCGCCCGCAGGCCCAGACCGCGGAAATCAGGACGTGGCCCCGCGCAGTACGCCGGCACTCGCCGTGATACCCTCCACAGTGGAGGTGACCACGCTGGGCCACACCGCAGAGAAAAAGGTGGACGCAGTCCCGCCGCCACCCGGACCATCCTGTGATGATGACGAGGAGAAGGAGGAGGAAGAGGAGGCTGTTGCTGCAGCCCTCGCCCAGCCGCGCATCAGTGATGCCGGTGCGCCACTCGGTCTCGAGCTTTTGTTTCCTCCCGATGCACCACCGCGTGAGTATCCGGTGGTGCCAGCTCCCCGTGCTCCACCACTGCACCGCCCCCCAGCCTACCGGCCGGCCCTCACCCCCGTGGCGGCCCGGCTGCAGTGGGCGCTTGGGTCCTGGCTTGCGCCTAGGTACCCAGATGGATGGGCAACTCTCGAAGGCGCTTGGTACAAGATCCCTGTTCCAATGCCCATGAGAGATGAGGCGAAACGCCCATTGTCGTGCCATGAGTGTGCCAGCGCGGCTAGTCGGACGTGTCTCGTGTGTGGCACCCGGGTGTGCGGTTACCATGTCAGTCAGTGGCAGAAGAAGTTGTGTCGCCCGTGTGGCACGGGCCTCGCGGCCTGGTCGAAAGCGCGAGGTCATGAATTTGCAGAGCGGAAGACCACGACGTTGTCAGCCACTATCACCTTGAACGGCAAGGAGGAAACCGTCACCCTCAGCACCGCGGCAGTACCGCGGAGGATCCCTGCCAAATGGGTAGAACGTCAGCGCGAGATGCGTGACAAAGCGTTAGCTGAGCTGGAGGGCCCGTCCGCCGATGTGGTCCCCATCTTCATGCAGCACGCCGTCATCACCGTGGACGCTGACTACTTCCGCACTGCGCTGCAGGTTTTCTTCGACGTCGTCAGCCGCCACGTTGTACCTCGGGTGGAGTACGCCGAGGTGCCCGGTGGACCTTTGAGGCGCCGGGTTGAGCCGACCACCCGTCAGTACTACTTGCCATTCTTCTCTGCGCGGGCGAGGTGGGAACGCGCCCCAGACCCCGCCCTCCTCAATTATCTCCAGCAACTCGGGTACACGCACGCCGACTACCGCCGCGTAGATGTCGCGCATGCCGCGGAGATAATGCAGAACCAGGAAGCGAGTTGGTTCCGTGCTGGTGCCACCCAGATCGGAGCCAACACCTCCTTACCCGAGTCCGTGGACGGGTTGTCACACCGTTTACGTGCCCGAATGGACGAAACTCTGCGTGAGAACACCGTCCTTTTCGTCACGAATCTCATCGCCTTCCGCACCGTCGATCGCGTATCGGTGGTTCCAGCCGGGGGGCCGGTTTTTCGCGGCGAGCCCACTCAATCCCGTGGTGTGAGTGGGTCGGGATCTCAAAAGTCCGCGGAGTTGAGTGTGTGTTGAGTCCCCCCTTCCGGTTCAACAAGCGATACACATTTGACTCCCGCGGAAGGAGACTGGTCGACCTCACCAACCGAGAGGCAGACCAGGGTCTCCTCAGATTCACACCACGCGCGACCGACCGCCTCCGCATTCCGTACCATACGCGATACGGCGGGACGTCGTGCACGACACAGGTGTACCGAGAAACCATACGAGGACTCTCTCTGGCCCTGCATCGGCAATTCAACTGCCGCAAGCCAGAGCGTGTGGGGTATTGTGAGCACCTGTATTGGTCGCAGAACATCAACCTACGGCTCACACTGAACAGCTTTGTTCAGTACGCACACATCCTGGCACCGCACTTTACCAACTTTCATGGTCGCTTGGAGGAAGAATTCAGGCACTACGCCGACGCC